GGAAGACAATGAAAGACTAAGGTTGATTTCCACTGGACCTTTCTCTGTCGGAGGAGATGGGGGCTGGCTAGTTCTCAAGGATGCATTCCATGTTCACCTACTCGTCAATGCTATCATGCGAGACGAAGAGTACGATGTTCACATCAGAGTATCATCACTAGATGGCTATGAGATATACGAGGTTGGACAGATGAAACTAAAAACTAATGTGGCTCAGCATGTAAGGCAGCGCCTTGCTCAGCAAGGAGTTCTCGTAGGGATGAACTGGTTGCCTGTAGATGAATACGCAGTAGTGGTCACCATGGAAATAAATGAGTTTGATTTGAGCGCCCTTTCGATTAAGAATTGTAAGGTTGAATATGTTGACGACAATCTAGGTTATAGTGATGTCTCACAACTGACAGATTTGATAGAAATGGGGGCTTAATTTGACTTCTTTTATAAAGGTCCTAAGTAGGTATGGTGTGATTTTATGAACTTAAGGGAGAAGTACAGACCGTCTACAGTGACAGACTTGGTTGGATGTAAAGAGTTTACTGAACCAGCCCAGACTTGGACACTAGAGACTTGTCCAGCAAACCTGTTATTCGCCGGACCTCCGGGTGTAGGTAAGACTAGTGCTGCCTATGCCTTGGCAAAGGATTTGCTGGGCGAGTACTTTGACCCGATGAATTTCATCGTCACCAATGCTAGCGATGACAGAGGGATAGATTACATTCGTTCCCTCAAGATGATGAGCAAGCAGAAAGGGATTGGTGTAAGTCGTAGAATCATTTTTCTCGACGAGGCTGATAGTTTCACAGCCCCTGCTCAAAAGGCACTTAGACAAATCATGGAAGAGAGCCATAAGTCTACTATATTCATACTCACTGCTAACGATGTGTCAACGATACACCGAGCAATACTTGACCGTTGCGTCAAGTACTCCTTCAAAGGCATAGACCCAGAAGACAATGAACGGATGGCTATGATAATTGAACAGGAAGGAATGCCAGAAGAATGGCTAGCAAACCTCCCTCACCTAATCAAATTCACAGGCGGAAGCCTAAGACAGGCTATTGACATAATAGATAGCCTACCAAGAGAACCAGATGCACTCATCAAAAGCATCAAGCGAGATACGCAATATCTCAACAAGGCGGCTGTACATCTTCTGGGAGAAGACTTCCCGAAGGTGACCGCTTATCTGGCACAGGCCCTTGAGTCTGGCCAGTCAAGACTGGGTATCCTAAAGGGACTCAGATATCGTGCCAAGCCACTCATGGGGAGTGACGACGAATGGCACAATTTTATGCTCACTTATGGCGAGTTCGTCATACTGGCTACTCAGTGGCCGGATGATGACTTGGCGTTTGTTGAGTACTTTATAGCAAAAATGAAATATAACAAGGAGAAATAGACATGACAGATAATGAAGAAAGAAAATGGCCAGAAGATGTATTAGAACGACTCAGTGGTTATGGTGAAAGAGTAGGAAAGAAAGTAGGCGAAGCAGTGAATGAATTTTGTGCTTGGCTAAAGGTTGAATACAGTGTAGACAACCCACTATCCGAAGACCCTTTCTACCTAACCCAATGGAGTGAACAGTTTGTAATTGAAACCAGAAACTTGGGTGGCTCAAGCGGCGGTGGCCGTGAGACCGTTACCTTCGTTGGTATGTTTGTTGGTGCAGAGAATGAGAACAGAGACCAGAGGGCTGGTATGATGGAGAGGGCAATGAATGTATTCAAGTCCAATCGAGGAAGAGCAGTTGACGAAGGGCACATTGGTATCGTTACCGCTAAGAGCGGTGAGTGGTATGTCAACGGTCAACCAAGCGGCGAGCGACTACAAGGTAGCGACTTGCCATGGTTTGCCTTTGAACACAATGATGAGATACTTTGTCTACTAAACAAACAGAACGACAGTACAAAGCCAATGGCGCCTACCAGTGTCAGCAGAACGCTTTACTTCTTAGGCTCCGCTGAAAACAGTAATGAGATTAAGAAATGGCGTGTCAGTGTAAGTGGTAACAACATGGATGTAGACTATCAAAGATGGACCGCATGTAAGATACAAGTAGTTGAGCCAAAGGCTGACAGAGACACTCTTTACACTAACAGGGACTTTGCTGAGAAAGTAGAGTATACTGACAAGTGGTTACCAGAGAACCTAAGAAAATCATTTACAGCAGAGCGCCTGTTAACTGATGACAACATGCACAACGAGTATGTTGACCTATCAGAGTTGCTAGAGGCTCACGGTGAAAGAAAGGTCATAGGTGCCAACGGTACTACATACAACCCAGTAGTAATCACTAAGGGGTATGTCAGTCTACTTAACAGAGAACCGTCTGAAAGTACAGTAGACCCTACTGGTAGAAGTTACCGAATCAATATCACTAACCTCGGACTACAGTCCAGATTCGGCAGAGAGAGTTTCGCATCCACTGTAACTGTATGGATACCCGGTAGAATGAATGACGAAGACCACCCGTTTGAATTCCAGAAAGATGGAAAGTGGATACCTTATGCAGAGAAGACTCAAGTAATCATAGTTGGTCGATTGCGTATCAGACCTTACAAAGATGAGATGCTACCAAGTATAGGTGCCCTAGGTATCTATGTCCCGCCAAAGACCGCAAGACCTTCTGGCGGCACAGGTAGCACAGATTTGAATCAATTCGGAGGTGACCAGTAATGAGTGGTTGGGGAGCACTAGCATCAGGAAATGACCAGACTAAGGTCGCTGATATTGTTGAGGAGAAGGCGACAGCACCAGTGCAGGAAACTGTACCGGAGCAGCCTGTACAAGAGCAGGCACCTCCTCAGCAAGTCACCTCCACCCAATTTGTCAGCAGTTTTCCTGACATAGAAGCAGAGATGATTGCACAATCAGACAACCCTATTATCTCGCCCAGTAGTATTTTCTGTGGTGTCGTAGGGCATGAAGGTACAGGTAAGAGTGGTGTTGTCTTTGATGCACACTTCAACAGATACCCAGATGGTCTTATGATGGCTGTAGATTTCGATAACGGAGCACTATCATGCAAGCAGGCTCACTACAGGGAAAGTAACAATGTAAGGGTATTCAGCCCTTGGGTCATGCAGATGGAAGACAGGACCGCTTACAACTATTTACTTACCTTCCAACGAGTTATGGACATCGGTAGATATGCAATCGAGTATGCAGAGCGCCAGCAACAGGCTGGCTTTGATGAACCTCTACTTAGAACATTCTTCGTTACTGGTGTAGACCAGTTCGATGCTATGTGTATTGATTGTATGAAGATTTATGACCTAGACATGGATGCTAAAGATGCAATCGAAGCAAGTCATTCCAAGTTAAACCAAGAAGTTGGTTGGAACTGGAACATTCGTGCTACTCGATTCAAGCAACTTACAGGTATCTGTAGGAAACTGAACGCTTTGGGTGTAGATGTTTACTGGGAAAGTCACTTGAAAGAAGATAAGGATAGTCAGCCAGAATTTGAAGGATGGAAGTTTGCATGGCATTCAAGTGCTAACAAGGACCTTTGGCAAATAGTATGGTGTAAAGGTAAGAAGGTGCGTAATAACGACGGCTCTCCTACAGGGGAAGTACAGCACACTGCTACTTTCTTCAAGTCTAAGTTGAATCCTAATTTACATGGTCAAGAAAGAGTTTACTTCGTAACTAAGAAAGGAGAAGATGCCAAATGGTATGGTCTACCTGAATTAAGAGACGGAGCAATCGGAGGAATTCAATAATCAAACTCATGGGGGTTTATCAGGTAATAACGGGAAAATTTTCCAACCCTTGAGATAGTGTCCGTAGGTTTGCTTTTTGGTGTATTTTCCTTTTTCAGCACGAACTCGTTTCCCCCGCCTTTTGTAGGTGATAAACATGGTAGATTTTACAGTAAGTAGAGAAACATTCAACAACTTCTTAGGGAGTTTTGGTAAAGACCTAGGTGACTTGGTTATCAAAGTTACAGCCGAAGGGATAGTAGCGTCAGTAGGCCAACAGACCCACTACATTCGTAGGAAGGTAGATTGCGGTACTGGTCAGACAGGTAACATATATGTCAGCGACATTCCAAAACTCAAGTCCTTTATTGCGACAGCCAAGAGTGCTGATATGACAATCAATCAAAGTGCCAAAACAGGTACATTACACATACAGGGTGACAAGGCTAGTTTACAACTACCTACATCATCCTACATCAAGTCCCAAGAAATGGTCGGTTTGATGGAAAGACTCATCCGTCAATCGGAAGAGAGTATGTGGCAGAAGTGGGCTAATCTATCACTTAACTACCATGCCAGAGTTACAGCCGAATCGCTGAAACCAGCAACAGGCTTCAAGAAAGTCTTGGGTGACAAGTACTCTTGTAAGACTGAGTTCGACCCACAAGGGCAGGAGTTAGTCATACGGGGAGGCAAGTCAGCCACTGGTAAGATGTTCGTGCGGGCTCCTCTGAGTAGCATCGCTTCGCCTGAGATTTCCGCAAGGTCGGCATTTGACAAGTGGCTTCCAGAGTTATTATCCAATCTACCTAACGGTGAGTTGAACCTGTATACAGGTGATGAGACAGTGCTTGTATTAGAGCAACCGTCTACCAACTTCCTAATGGTGATAATGGACCAAGAATACGAGGAGGACTGAATATGACCAACTACATACATGTGAACAACCAAAGAAGAGATGTTTGTTGGCTATGCGGCGGCAGACTCATTTGGGGTGCAGATTTTGACGCAGAAGACTACGGATACGAGGGAGATGGTATAGTGGCAACACTACATTGCTCATCGTGCGGTGCTGATGTGACTTATGTTTTGATAAATGAAGAGGAATAGATATGATAATTGATACCTTTCGACCAGACCCCACAGGTCCCGACCACATCTACAAGAGGTGGCGTGATACTGAGGGTAATCTGATTGAAGAAACCGTTACGGACTTTGAACCGTATTTCTGGATTAAGGCTTCCACTCCTAAGCGAGTAATTGAAAGAGTCTTGAACAGATACCCCGGTTCCTATGTAGACGAGACAGACACAGCAGAAGCGTTGAGAACTGGTGACCTGCTAATCAAAGTCTACGCATATCGTAACAGTGACATCAGGGACATGGCAAGAGAGTTTGGCTTCACATGGGAAGCAGACCTCAGTCTGGTCGATAGGTATCTCATTGACAACATATCAGAAATGCCCGAATGGAAACCAAGAGTATGGCACTTTGACCTTGAGTGGGACCCGAAGACAGATGAGACAACCGTCATGGCTGTAGTCGATTCCTATAACAATCGTAACATATCCTTTTGTTGGATGAAGGACAATCCAACTGACCTGTACGAGATGGACCATTTCATCGAAGAGAAAGAAGTCGAATATACTGTCAAAGGAGTGCCTGTCAAGTTTACTTACGAAAGACATCTATATGGCTCAGAAGAGGACATGCACACTGCTTTCCTCAACTACATGGAAGAATGTAACCCAGATGTGTTTGTAGCCCATGCTATCATGTGGGCTGACCTACCTCATCTAATTAGAAGATTATCTGACCACAGGAAACTAAGCCCTTTAGGTAGGGTTATACGACCAAGGCAAGATGGTTCATACGATTATGTAGCGCAACCACTCATTGGTAGACTATGCTTTGATACAGCCGCCCCGCTGAGAAGTGGTAGTGGCTTTGAGCGTGTATGGAAAGACAGTGGTCAACCTCAATTGAAGAATAGAAAGTTACAAACAATCTCTGAGACACTAGGTTATGGTGGTAAATTCGAGATGGATGTATTCACTGGTTGGACTGAAAGATTTGACGACTATGTTGATTACTGTATGCAAGATACTATACTCCTCAAGAAAATAGATGAAGATAACCATGTCCTCAATTTCTTCATGTCCTTACAAAGGATATGCGGAGTATCATTCCCATCATGTCACAATGTGACAAGATTCGCTAGAGGACTTCTCCAAAGAAGAACTCATTGGAAAGCACCGACTCGTTCTCGACAAGAGAAGCAAGAGTATGAAGGTGCTTTCATTCCACCTCCCAAGCCCGGTAGATACGAGGGTGTGGCTTGTGTAGATTACAAGGGTTTGTACCCAAGTATCATACTGAGTCATAATCTATCTTGGGAGACCCAAGTTCCAAGCCATCGTAAGAACGAGGCTAATGTCAGAGAACTACCTGACGGTACATGTTGGATGCAGGGTACAGACGCACTGCTCCCTAAGATTGTCAATGAGATGTTTGAACTGCGTGACGAATACAAGCGTAGAATGAGAGAAGCAAGGGATGACACTGAGAGAGCAGGTTGGAATACAATGCAACTTGCTACCAAGAGGGTCATGGCGTCACAGTACGGCATGGTCGCCAGTGCTCACTGGGGCTGGTGTGACTTCGACATAGCCAGTGCTATCACAGCCTGTGGTCGGAGAGCAATTAAATTCCTTATGGAAGAATCAGAGAATCAAGGCTATAGTTCCCTATACGGGCACACCGATTCTGCTTTCGTACAAGTGCCGTTTGATGAGGCGCACGCCCTTGCCAAGCATTTGACTGAGACAGTTCAAAGAGAACACGAGTCTAGTCATTTGATTGTAGAGTTTGAGGCTTACATGCCTTATTGGATTGTAGGGGGTAAGAATCTGTATTACGGTATCTGTTCTTGGCCTCCAGAAGATGAAGGTAAGAAGAAGTCAGCAAGGTGGGGTAAAATCAGTACTCTGGCACCTATCTCTAAAAACTTGGAGAACGATGTACTAACAGCAATATGTTCGGGTGCCGATGAAGATGAGGTAATCGGTATGATTAGGCCGATATCCAAGAGAATCAAAAGAGGAGATGTAGAGTTATCAGAGATAGCGAGCACCACACGATTACAGAAATCACTCAGCGCTTACGCTACGACTACTGGTGGTGCTGTAAAGGGTGCTAGGTACTTCAACGAACATTTGGCTACTACAGACAAGTACGGTGAAGGTGACAGTGTTAACTGGGTCTATGTCATTAAAGCGCCTGACAACTTACCACCCACAGATGTGGTAGTGTATCAGAAAGAAACAGACCTAGATGGATTCGATTTGGACTATGACAAAATGGTCGACAAGTTAGTTAAGCAAAAGATGAAGGGTATCTTTGGCGCCTTAGATTGGAACTTAGAGTTCGCATCTGGTGCCGCACAACCCAAAAAGTATTGGTGATAATATGAGCAGAATAGAAGACGAAGTATGTAAGCGTATTCAACAAAGGGCTGAAGTCGGTAAAGGTAAGTATGGGGTTACTATGGAGACTGCGCCTCTGTCTAAATTAGAATGGCTCATTCACGCTCAAGAAGAAGCGATGGATTTGGCTGTGTATTTACAGAAACTAATTGAACTGGAGATGGAAGAATGAGTAGAGACTGGGCAGCATATGCTAAATCAACATACCAATGGGAGCCGGGGCATGAGAAGATGCTCCGTATTACGAAGACTAGTCTTACCAGTGACTTTGACTTCTGTCCTAAACAGTATCAATACAAGCGTATTCACAGACTACCTGAACCTACTACTGATGCAATGACTAAGGGTACCAATGTACACGATGCTGTAGAATTGTTCTATGACAGCGCTATACCTATTGTTGAAGAACTATTCAAACTAATGCAGAGAGATAAGCGAGAGGAAGCGTTGACTCTGGCATTAAGTGTACTACCCGAAAAGGAATACACATTAGGAGAAGAACCCATCATTGAGACAAGAATTAGATGGGACTTGGAAAGACTATTGTCAACTGGTCCAGAGAAATACTTACCGATTATGAATGAGTTAGAAGTACACGCTCATGTCGATGAGGAATTTGAATTCAACGGTGAGATGATACCTATACCTATACATTATGCAGGGAGTATTGACCGTGGTTTTAGTGAAGAAGAAGGCGTGGCCATTATGGAATTGAAAACAGGTAAATGGGTGCAGTCTAAAGGTAAAGACGACGAGTGGAGTGACTCTAAGTTCAAAATGCAATCAATGAGAACTGAGATGGCTTTCTACCAGTATCTGTTAAAGAAGGCTGACCACGCATACCAAGATGTAACTCACTGGGGGTGGGTTTATCCAGCAGGCTCTGTTGCTAAACTAGACACATACAATAAGTATGGATATCAACAAAGAGCAGTAGACCGTATAATTTACGAGGAACTAAACACCAGAACAGTAAATACCTATCGAAAAAAGATAGAGAAACTCAAGACAGCCTTAATTACGGCTTACTTGACAGATGATTTTCCAACAAAACCTAGTACAGGTAAATGCGCTTGGTGCTCTTTTAAGAGCATCTGTCCAAGTTGGGATGGGACCGATGACCCACAAGAATACATAAAGAAATACGAGAGTGAACAAAATGAATGAAGATATGATAGGGAGAACAATCGAGGTGCTTTTGTCGCCTCTAGTCGATAGACCAGTAGATGCTACTTTTACCAAGTTAGGTCAAGGTAAAAACTACTCGGTTGCCATACAGACCAGTTTGTATGAGTTTGATAAGAGTGGTGGGCCGAAAGGTCCACTTTATCTCAATTTAAACAAATCATTACTGCGAGATATAGACGACTTTGTTGCCACATTAAGAGAGATAGTTGAGAAAGTAAAGCGTGATTGAGATGAAGATAGTATTTGATTTTCCTAGGGAGGTGATGGAACTTAGCACCGAGAAGGGTAAAGGTTTCAGAAAACTCGTTAGGTCAAATCAAGACTTAGAAAGATACTGGGCTGGTAAGAACGGTGTATCAAACGCCTTCATGACAGTGTACGGCTACAGAGGTTTGCAGCAACCGCACAACAAGCGTGTTGATTTGATGACCCCTATTGTCAGGCACTTTGTCATGGACTTTGACCCTAAGAATTTCAGAGAAAGGGATAGGCCAGATGTGGAGATAGAGGTTGCTCTTGAGCAGACTATGACTCTACATTACCATCTACTAGATAGGGACATATCACACGCTGTATGGTACAGTGGGGGAGGTTTCCATGTATGGGTCATGCTTGATAAAGAATACATGCCGAGTGGACCCAACAGTCTATCAGCAATCAAAGAAGCAGGTATGCAGACAGTCAATGATTGGGTTGTTGAGTTAGGTTTGTTTTGCTCAGACCCAGCAGTCCCCTTCGATACTAGTGGTATGATTAGGATACCTAACTCGTATAATGCTAAGAGGGGGCTTTGGTCTATACCGTTGTCTACAAACGATATGGAACGGGGTATTGATTTCATAATGGACAAAGCAGAAGAAGCGAAGGCTGGTATGATATCTTATGGTGCAGAAGGTCTAAAGTTGACAGTCAGAAAGATAAAGGAAAGAAGCCAAATCTTCAATCCTAACTCAGCACCTATTGACTTACCTACTGCCTCTACAGATGGGGTAATCATACTACCCTGTCTAAACTCAGCGGCTTGTAGGATAGGTAGTAACCCTAGTCACGATGCAAGAGTACAACTTGCTAAATTCCTATCAAAACGCCTGAGATATTTTATGCCTGCTTGGAAGTTGACAGAAGAAAATAAAGCCAAGCATACCGAAATCATTGTAGACTACATTCGCTCACTTCAATGGGCTGACTTCAACGAAAGCACTACCCGATACCAAGTAAGCACTATCATAGGTACAGATTACCCACAGACATGTTCCATGCTCTGGAAGAAAGGGCTTTGTCTAGGTAAGTGTAGATACTGGGATGGAACAGGCGCTATAACGGAGGAAGAATAAATGTCATTATACTATTGCGAAATATGTGGTAATCGTGTAAGAGCCACTAAGACAATGAAAGACAGGTATGAAGGCCTAGAAGACCCTGTTATTATCTGTCAATCTTGTAGGTATAACTTGAGAGTTCCCGATGAATTAAAGTGCACTCGTACAACAAAAGTAGGTCATAGGTGCGGCGGTATTCTGTTCGACAGAACCATAACAAAGTGTGCAGGGTGTAGGAGGAGAGGTTATGAGTAAAACACCTTTGATAATAGACACTAATGAAAGAGGTCAATTGCACGATGCTGTTATTCGTGCTGCCGAGAGGCAAGGCTTTGCCACCAAGAAAGAGCATCTGCAAGGTATGGGTGACTACAAAGCGGGTAATGCTCACATAGAGTGTAAGAGCCTTTCAGACCTATTCCAATCTAGCCATAGCGGTCATCTAATGAGGCAAATAGATAACCTAGACGCTAACTGCGAAAGAGTGTTCCTTGTTGTACATGGTGACATAGCCAAGTATGTAGCACTCTCTAAAAAACAAGGTAGAAATATATCATATTCCAAGGTCATGAATGAACTATTAGGTACATTCGCACGAATAATGGCTGACTTCGATTGTCACATATATCGTGCAAAGGACCATTCAGAAGCGGCTATGTTCATAGCCAAACTTCACAGTAAAATGCATAAGCCAGCCAGTAGGCATGGTGCAAGAGCAGTAACAAGAGTAAGTACCAATGATGTAAGGGCTGATATGCTGATAACCATACCCGGTTTCGGTCCAGACTTGGTAGATAAGTTGCTCGCTAAGTGCGGTTCTATAGAAGAGATGCTCTACTTAGAATCACTAAAGCAAGTAAAGGGTATGGGTAAAACTTTGAGGCAGAGATTACTAAATGTACTGACCTCAGAGGAACCAGTCAAAGTCCAAAAGACATACAATAAGAGAGGGAAATGAAAATGATGGAACACCGAGCAGATAATTACGAATGCGTACACAAATACCCAATATTGAAAGGTTATCTTGACCACTTCAATCAGGTAAGTAAGAACAATGAGATACCGGGATTACTATCCTTTTTCTTTATTCTTGGACAGGCTTCTGTAGGCTATGCAAGAATACCAGTGGGAGGAAGTAACCTTGACCCAAGAGTCAGTGTATTCTGGATACAGGATACTAGGACTGGTAAATCAGCGTCTTATCAGATTATAGAAAAGGTACTGAAAGCGGCCGGTCTCAAGTCAGTTGACTACAACTCTGGTAACGATGCAGCGTTAGTAGGTACACTGGTACCCGACCCTGATTCGGAAGACCCAAGAAACCCTGACATGCAGGTAAGAGAAGGTATACTTGGGGGTCGTAAAGGTCTGAACTTCGATGAAGGCTCTGTTCTACTAAAGGGTGGACAGCACAATGAGAACACTACTTTGTTTTTACAATCTGCGTTAAACTCAGCAGGTACTGGTCGTAACATACTCACTAAGCACATGGCAAGAGACACATTCAGTGTCAAATCTGAGGTGTCTCTGTGGATTACTACCTACCCTCCAAAGGGTATCAAGGAGCATGTACTTGACAAGGGTATCTTCCAGCGTGTACTGACTTACTGGAGGCACTGGACACTTGACATGAAAAGAGATGTCAATCACGAACTGGCTGAATCAGTTCACAGTAAGCCAGAGTTTGAAGTATCCTTTGACAAAGTTGCTGACTTCTTTAGCGAACTTAAGACAAACCTTAGAGACAGGGTGTTGAAACTCAGCGGCCTCTCTCATTTAGAATGGCAAGAAATGGGTGATGATGATAAAGAAACTACAGTCATGAGTGTAATGGACAGAATGTTCAAGGTGGACAGTTCATATAGGCCTGCTCTCATTGCGGCTATTGACGAATACTACACACTAGTAGAGCCAATGGGTCCTGAGAAACAGGGTATCTGTGCATCTTTCATCATGGGTCTACAGAACTATACCAATGTACTGGCTCATCATATGGCTATGATTGAAGGCACATGGACTGTCCGTGGAGACCATATAGATATGGCTAAGGAAATCTTATTCGACCTATATCAAAATCTAATCCAGTGGCTTGAGTCCGAAGTCAAAGTCGGCTCCGGCGGTAATGAAAAGAAGAAGATGGAAGGTCACTGGAAGAGCGCATACAATCAATGTGAAAGATTTGACTTTGATGACCAAAGAGGCGTTAACTGGGTCAAGAAGGCTGAGATGTACAAGGTGTTTGGTAAGTTAGCCAACTTAAGTAGTAAGGGCTCTGTCAACGGTAAGTACAACGATTACGGTGCTAAGATGTTCAAAGAAACAAGAGAAGGAGTATCCAAGTATGTCAAACTTAGAGATGACTATGTAAGTAAATCTAAGCAAGATGGGGGTAAAAATTGATGTCTTCGATTTGGGACTTTGAATGCGTATTTTGTGAATCTAAGATAGGAAAAGACATAGGGGGGTACTATATAGGAATGCATTGGAAGAACCCTGTGTTGGTCTGCGACTGGTGCAAAATGTGTATGGAGGATGTAGTATGTCAAACATGTTAGCCTTAGATATTGAAACAGCGAATTTCTCTCATGAGATAGGAGGATGGGGTCACAGTCACTTGTTTGAACCCACTGTAGTTGCTACTTGGGATGGAGAACAAGGTACTGTTTATTCTAATGAATCAGTATCTAAGTATCTACCCGAAGGTACGATTGTCAAGAAAATGCATCCTAAAATTATCGGTGATGACTTGGCGGAGCATGTTGCTAAGGGCGGTATGGTACTAGGTCACAACCTCAAAGGGTTTGACTTACCTATCATTCGAGACGCACTAGACTGCTGGACTGCTGGAGACATTATGGCAAAGTCACAGGAACAGGTCTTTGACACATCTGTTTTGTTGAAAAACATAGTGGGTCACGCAGTACCACTTTCAGATGCGTGTTATCATACTTTGAACAAGGGTAAACTTATGAATAGTCACGATGCCCCAGTAGAGTGGCGCAAGGGTAATTACAGCAAAGTCGCTGAATATTGCCTGAAAGATGCCGAACTTGTATACGACCTTTGGAAACATGGTGTTGATGAGGGTATCGTAAAGGCAAGGTGCAGAAAGACAGGGGATGTCAAAGAATACGAGGTGGACTGGTAATGGTTATGATAGTCTGCGAAGTATGTAATAGAGATAACTGGGAAGGAGTACGCTGTGCTAAGCACCGAGTATGTAATTCCTGTATAGATTCCATATTGGAAAAACATTTTGAGAGGGAAAACAATGAACGAACAAGAACAGAACATTAGTGCAGTAGTGCACAATATAAGAGCAGCAAAGAGAACTGTCGGAACAGTGAAAACTACACTTGGTCCGATGGGGATGGACAAGATGATGGTAGACGCTGGTGGCAATGTAATAGTTACTAACGACGGTGCTACCATATTGCAGGAGTTAGATGCAAGTCACCCTGCCGCTAAAATGGTAGTCGAGGCTGCCAACACACAGGAAAGTATGTGCTATGATGGTACTACGAGTACAGTGGTCTTAGCAGGCGAACTACTGGGTAACAGCGAACTCCTGTTTAACAAAGGTCTACACGCCAATGTAATCTGTAGAGGTTATCGACAGGCGTCTAGGTGGACTACTGAGCATCTTGAGACACTCAAGGTAGATGCAAAAGACCATTTACAGAATGTAGCCAAGACTTCAATTACAGGCAAAGCGCTTGAATCTAGTATAGAGCATGTAAGTGCACTGTGTGTAGATGCTGTTGAGAAGGCTGGTGGAGAGTTTGACCGCATCCGTGTTCTATGTCAGCCGGGTGGTAGCCTAGATGATTCATCTTGCTTTAGTGGGGTAGTATTGCACAAAGAGTTCATTCTACCCGCTATGCCTATGCTACCTAATGGTAAGGCTATCCTCATCAACACTGGTTTGAGTGACAGTAAAAGCGATGACAATGTACAACTAAGTTTAGGCTCTGCTGCTGAATATCAACAGTATAAGCGACAAACTGGTCGTGACAACTGGGTCGAAAAAGGACAACAAATAGCCAATATGCTACCGGATGGCGGTATTGTATTCGTCAGAGATAGCGTAAATGAGGTAGTTGCTGCGACACTAGCAAAACAAGGTATTTCTCTAGTTCATAGAGTTCCTGAGAGTGATATGACCGCTTTATCTAAACTGCTCAACGCTACTATAGCCCACACTACAGAAGACCTACAAGAGGCTGTAGATTGCGATGCAGAGTGTAAGACTATCGGTGACATGAAGTATGTCGTTGTCAAAGGCAAAGGAGAAGTTACTACACTAATTCTAAGAGGTGCTACTAAACAGACTCTTGACGAGACTGAGCGTGGCTTTGAAGACGCACTAGGTGTGGTCTGCTTGGCTTACACTACTCTAGGCGTAGTACCCGGTGGCGGCTCTGCTTATCTGAATGCAGCCCTACATCTAAGGCAAAGGGCTGCGGAAGCAGGTGGTAGAGAGCAGATGGCTATCGATGCGTTTGCTGAGGCTCTTGAGTCCATACCCGCTACCATCGCTGAGAACGCAGGACATGACCCACTAGACACTGTATTGACTCTAAGAAACGAACATCAACAAGGTAACAGCGACGCTGGTCCAGATATAGAGAATGGTGGGTCTTGTTCCATGGTAGAAGCCAATGTATGGGAACCACTCAGTCTAGTCAAGCAAGCAGTACAATCTGCTAGCGAAGTCACCATCAGCATACTAAGGATAGACGATATCGTAGTAAAGCGTGGCGAGTGACATGAGACTATGCTCAAAAAGAGGCTGTTTCAATCTAGCCCATAAAGGATTTAGATTCTGCTTAGCGTGTCTCCGTGGAAAAGACGAGGAAGAGTAACTACCTTCCTAACTTCTCAGCCATTTGTCTGAGATAACGGGACAAGCGGCCATTAGCCTTCTTGGACAAGGGTTCAGCCTTGCGCTTGCGAACACCCTTGAATCCAAGTTGACCGTGGAACCTTATGTAGCCACAGAAAGAACATTCGTGAAGCACTACTGGTTCACCTGTCAGGTATTTCCCTGAGATTGTCAAAGGTAGTGAGAGCCTATTACAGTTCTCGCACTTATGCCTAAGCATCTCTATTAGTCTACCCACTACATCAACTCTTGAACAACAAGTGCCAGTCAGTGCCATCATAGGCAAACCTAGCATACTTACCGTTTGCTATGTTTATATTTGCAGCAGCGGCATTGTCAGTTTTAGCGTTGAATACTGTGTTGAATGAGCCCGCAGTAGATATATTTCGGACCTCGATAACATGGCCTGATGGGAAATCACCGCTAGCAGTCAAGGTAGCGTGAGCACTACCGCCATTTGGATTAACTAAGAAGATATTTTCTTGGTCGAAAGTAAAGGTAGTATTAGCCGTTAGTATAGATATCCTGTTAGGTCCTAATACTACGGTTTCTGTTGCAGCAGTAGCGTGTAAGTTCTTAGGTATAGCAGCGTAGATTACACCATGCTTACCACTTGACCTATCTTCACGATGGCTCTGCCAGATTGCACCAAAGGGGCTGCCAGCCAAATCTCCATTTTCAGGCGAGGCAAAGAAAGCATCCATATCGCCAGCGGATTTTACAGCGTTTGATGTAGTTACATCTCCTATAGAACCGTCTGTCATAGGTGTTAGATAGAGTGGGCTGTTTCTAATGAATGTCCTTCTGTCGAATACAGTAGCAGTAGTGCTTAGTGCTGCGTTGATATTAGCAGCGCCCGACGACACCGTGTATCTGAGTACAGCGAGTACACTACTGTGGTGATTAGAGTCAGTATTAGCAGTGATACTTGGGTCAGAAAGGAATCTGTTTGGTATTAGTGGCGTACCTGCTGATGCTGTTACAGGTGTACCTATTTCGTACATGATGTTGGCTTCCGGTGTTGTTCTACCCACTAGGTAGACCACTACGAATACTTCACCACTAGAACTAGGTACACTTGGTAAATCGCCTGCGAAGTTAGTACTGGTACCTACGGTAAACGCTTCTGTTCCAGATGGACCGTTAGCAAACTTATACAATATACCGTCAAGTACACAGTAGCCACCGTTTACAGTAACAACTCCTCCGCTAGATATAGTGACAAACCCCGGTGTTCCTGAAATTATACTGTTTCTTAGAGAATCACCAGCAGCCCCATCACCTAACCGCAATATACCGTTACCATGTAGTCCTTCATACAGGTTAGTAAGGCTAGGACTAGTAAGTCCATCGCCATCTCTAAGCCCTTGTGAATTAGTACCGTAACCAGTAGCACTGGTATGTCCTGCTTTTGGATTAGTCATTGTCCCACCTCTATTACTGCTGAAAATTTAATTTCATTATTACTTGTCTTTTCTATAGAATTGTAAGTGTATCTACAAAAGTCAGTAGTATCAGTCGAATCTGTTGGGTTCTGGTATCTGATAACTACTTCCCTCAGAGGTAGCGTGAAACTCACATCTAATGACAGTTTTGCTTCTATTGATAGTGTATTGTCATCTATTACCTTGACATCCGGTTTGACTACAACTGCTGGTCTACCTATGCCCCCATCTTGTTGAGTGGCAACTGTTCCGTCGAAGCCAAATACTACTTCGTTTATTCTCGCTCTTAGCGTATCTATCAAAAATCTCGTTCCTTCATTTAATACGGGCACTATCATCCTCTCCTATTTCTCGAATACTTAGTTTGCGAAACACCTATCTTCAAATGGCTGTTTCTGGACTCTGGTAGAGTCTCTGGTAATAGATACAGTTCTTCGTTATCTAACACTTTGTGAACGCTTCTTGATTTAATCACTACAGTATTAGTTCCTACACTAGCCGAATGTATGTGGCCCAACTTATTACCGTTGCTAGTATAGACCGCTTGGTTATCTGTAGTAAAAACAGAATTAGCATTTACTCCATCGGTTGTAAATGATGTAGTATTGATTGCGTAACCACCGCCGTTGTTTATGAGAACGCCCGTACTTTGTAGCCTACGAGCACCATGTAAAGTGTCTCTATTAGGTTGACCAAGGTTAAATCCAACACCTCTGTTAGAATCTACTCTTTCAGCAATTTCCCAGTTGATTTTCATCTTCAAGCCAAAGGATGTGCTGAATTCTTCTACACCAAACTGTCTGTTTCTGTCGAAATTATCATCCATACTACCACTTATGTCGACTTCTTGGAATCTTTGTAAAACATCTTCCAATGTACCGTCAACTGAGTTGACATGTAGGTCAGACTTGCGATTTATTAAGTCATAAGTCCCACTCAGCACTATTTTCTTCTCACTGTCGTGTCTTGACTGGTAATTTACCAAATCTCCGGGCTGAACTTGTGTTGCTGCTAAAACACCACTGTATTGCTTAGAGCCACCGGCTTTTTTAGCCATTCTGAGCATGTTTTGCCCTATTCTTCTAGCACTAGCCTTAGTTAGAGCAGTTGGTGCCGATATTCCGCCCGGAACCTCGTTAACAGTGTCTACTTGACTACCAAAATCGTCAACTTGGACTACATTTTGGTCGTTATTAGCCCTAGACTTGCCTCTGACTACTACTCTGTTAGGTACAGCGTCGTTATTGTTCTCAGAAGTGCCCTCAGACACTCTATTTTCATTCAAAAAGTGTTCTCTTTCAATCTGCGTCTGGGGTACATACAGTAAATTACCAAATCTATCACTTCTAGGTGAATAAAAGTCGTGTTTTGCTAGATATCTTAGTGCATTTATCGAATCTACTCCGTAAAAGTCCCTAGCAACGAATGTCCCGCTGTGGGATTTGACCTTGATACCGTTTATCGAACTCTTAGACGAGTTGCCTAACTTGATTGCGAGGTCAGAAGTCCTCAGCCCTACTCCCACTTTCTGAACAAAACGGATGGTTTTATCGGTGAAGCCGATATCACTCAGTTTGCTACCTTTTAGGTTCTCTAGTCGGTATCTGTTACCCTTTGTAGCGTTCTGAACCTCTGATAATACCAAGGCTTGGTTATTATGTTCACTACCGACTACTAAAGGTGGTAAAACAGTTGCTGGATAAATCAAAGCCTCTAACGCTGCAACAGTGCTAGTAAACTTAGCCCTAGCCTTGTCACCATCATAGAACAGTGAGCCTTCGTAAGTCATACTGCCTGTTGGATTGTGAAGCAAACGGATAGTATCTTCTTCCTCAATGAGTTTGTATCTGCGCTCAGGTGTAGGTATAAAGTCAGTTTTGGTAGGCTTGTTAGCCGCAAAGCCCGCTTTCACTTTGGTGTATTGAGCATGACGGACAGCATTGTCAACAAAGCGTGGCTTACGAATCTTCTTCATCACAGTGTTCTGAGCAGCGTCTGCCCGACCAGTTGAAAGATTCTTACCTAGCGCCATGTTCACTCCCCACTATGGTCTCCGGTATTATAAGATGCATCCCCTTTACTACCCTTTGGATGTAGCGTCTGACTGTGCCTTGGTTGAACACTGTAATCACCCTCATCATCATCTATAGAACGACGACTTGCGTCGGCTCGGAAGTGCTCAAGAGTGTTTTCTGACATGACCATTCTGGCCACAGGGTTGGTAATATCTGACTTGTCGTAACCTGTGACATCGACACCGGGTATCTTCGGCCCTTGGCTGTCTGGAACAGTGATGCTACTAGTCGGGTCTACAGTGTATACAGGTGCGTAAGGTGGGCTACTTGGTGTACCTGTTCTAGCACCCGGTGCATCACTAGTAAACATACCATACTTACCACCAGCAGTAGCCCTGTAGAAGTTTGAGTTTTCTTGAGGACTGCTACCTTTCAGTGCTACATAAGACCTAAACATCTGACTGTGTTTGAAGTCAAGTCCAAACGCTGGTCTGTACAAGAATTGTATATTGTTATCAGAATGGTTGATATTCTCTTTCAGTGGATGTTGATGATTACTATCTTGATAAGGATTAGATGATGATGTAACTCCATCTTTGCCCCATCCAGTGACATCAAGATTACCAGCGTGTTTATTCCAATCAATCACATAAGTACCACCAAGTGGCCACATCGCATGTGCATCTGAGTGTTTGACAACACCAGTAACAGGAGCAGCACTCCAGTTAAGTCCAGTCATGTCCAAATCTTTGAGAGTTCTACTTCCGAAGTCATATGCTCCTCTGACATTGGTTCTTTGCCCGACCTCTCTATCAGTGTGCAAACTGTGAGCCTCTGTTGACATAACTACATATTCACGACTTACTCCATCGTTAAGTTCCGCTACAGTGTCTACATCTAATCCTAGCCTGACATCATCTCTTGATACAGGCTCAGTGCCTCTAATATCTGCATTAACAGTTTCAGTAGCCTCACCGACATGTGCACTTGGCTTAAGTAATCCATCATCAGAATCAAGGTCTACTCTGTCACTGATACCTCTTTCTATTTCACCAGCCTGTAATATTTCGTTACTTGGTCTGACCAAACCTTGTCCGTAGGTAGGTTCCGCTGTATTACTTGATAATACTAAACCTGTAGCATCATGATTTTCGCTGATAGCCATCAACAAACTTTCGTTAAACACAGTAGGCCATCTACAGCCTCTTCCATCTCCTCTGTCACCTACTCTAAGCATACTGGCTGGATTAAACCAGTCTACTAAACCCATATTAGTGGCATCGTTGTTGACTGTGTTAGCATTACCGCTTTGTCTGTCACTGCCGTCACCACCAAATAAGTCGTTGGCAGCAGGTCTATGTGCTACATTGGTATCTTTGTAAGCGTCTTCTGGGTCCCAAGATGGTCGCATACCGAATCCTCTTACAGGGAAACGCCTGACATCTTCGCCACGAGTATTGCCCCACCAGTCTACCATATAATGACGGTGAGCCCTAGCCAGTTCCTCTATACCTTGACCTTCTTCGTCATTAGGGAACATTCGAGTTACAGTAGAAGCATTTCTTACGGTTCTAACAGGGCAGCCGAATGAACTGGTCATTCTTCTACCGTCGCTATATCTAACTTGGCGGCCAAGTTGGTCTTGTCCCAGTAGACTAGAAACTTGGGTTATTTTTTCAAGAATACCGACATAAAGCGCATCGAAATCAACATCTGTTTGCCCTACACCTAATGGTCCGGTAAATTCCCAACCGCCTGACTTAGAATCTTGTTGGATTAGCGGCCCGTTGTAGTATCCAAGCATAGCATTTGAATCGGCTACTTCTAACCAGCCTCTTTCATAAGGCGACCAACGAGGCCTGTTGTACAGTTGCCTTACACCCATTCTATATCCGAAACACCTGTTTCTATCATTGGGTAAACTCAGAGTCTCAACACCGTCATTATTTCGGTAAGTCTCGCAATCCATGCCAAAGGTATCACTACCCCAACCTATCAAAGAGTGACCATAAGACTCTAGTCTACTAGTCGCTCCACCACCATGGCTACCGCCCGGCCACATTCCGAAGAAGTTGTACTTATTGCCTCCAGATGTACCACCTTGATGGTTAAGTGTACCGTCACCATCAGATAAAGCATCTATCTGAGCGGCTGTGTATACCTGACCAGTAGCGGCTGCGTCGTGAGGAGGGGCTATCCATTTCATTCCTAGCGCAAAAGGACCTTTACTTGAAACATAATTGAAATCGTGATAATGTATAGTTTCAAAGTGCTCAGGTACATGGTTGTAAGGTTTTTGGTCGACTGGTGTATCGGCAGCGCCTGCTTTGGTGTAAATAGCCCTAGAAGCGTCATCGCTATACCAAGTAAATGGCCTTCCTAGATTAGGATGCCACATCGAAAGGAATGCATCTGCTGGGTGTAATGAGTTAGTATCTCTACTACCGTTGGCTAACTGAGGTAAATTGCGAGTAACTACACTCGTATCAGAATCGAGATAGATTGCTCCTGCGCTTCCGTTATTATATGGTCTACTCAAAGTCAATATATCACCAACGGCTAAATTAGACCAGAAGCCAGCAGTTGCTGATGTGTTAGCAACTCCGTCAAAGAAAGTTGTTCGACCTAGGCTTCCTGTAGCAAGTGTGCCTCTAACATCAGTATAAGGAGCAGTATATCTTACACCATTCTTGGTATATTCTAATAATTCTCCGTAATAAGGTACTATTGGGAAGAGATTGGCGTTATCTACTCCTATCTCACCACTAACTTGTTCTTTATCAATAACCACACAGTGAGGATTCAAACTTCTACTTCTCTTATGTGGTTCATAAATATCTAAGAAACTAGTAGGATAGCCTGCCAATGTTAATTGTGCACCTACAGAGCCATAAGATGCTCTACAGAACTCATAATAGTTGTCCGGCTTATGCCATTCAAGATATCTAAATTTAGCAGCGGCAGCGGCAGCAGCCCCGTCTTTGTGAAGTATACTCCACCAAGGAATGTTAAGTGTTCTACCGGGAGTAGAACTAGCAAACATTCCGGGTCTGTAAGGTAGGCTTCTTCTTGTAAAGTTAGGACTAGATGACTCTTGTACACCTAGAGGGTTGTAAAGTGCTAATGGTGGTAAGTTAGTAAATTGGCTTCCGGGGTCAGGGTCTATGTCTAGTATTATTTCGTTGAGTATAACTTCGCAACCCCTTACATCCGCCATCATAGCCTCTGAAAGAATCAACGCATAAGCCCCTCTAGTACTCACATTCTTTTCTATAGCAATCACAGTGTTGACCTGCTGACCTGTCAACTCAGTTACTTTAGAACCAGCCTCGCTCGGTGCTTTGACAGCATCGCTATGGTTCTGGTGGAAACCTTTGAGTTGCTGTTTGAATACATTCGGCTGAATGATAATCTGATAAGCGCCTACTTCTAGCGGGTCTGGGAAATGGTTATTCAGTGTGTAAGTAGCAGCCGCCTCTAATACAAGAGTATGACCACCTTGTGCATTTACAGCACCAGCGTTGTTACCTACACTAGCAGCCACGCCATAACCTTCGTATTTGAGTTTAGTTTCTGTAAGTAAAGTAAATGCACCGCCGTGTATATCACTAGGGCTGTAAGCCGCACTGGGAGTGGAAAACCATACAAGTGGGTCTTTACTGAACCCTTGAGTATCAACTGTATTGGCAGTGCTAGTTCTGTCAGCCTTGATTATACCTGTTAAGGAAGTGGACAAAGGTTCGTGACTAGAACTTTTACAGGCTTGATGTAAGTCATATAGGCTTTGATAAGCAGGATGAGCATAGTGTCCCGGCATAAGCGCCATAGTAGGAGTGATGTAATGATGCCCCATTCGTGGTATAGGCATAGGTGTCATCTTAGGGGCGTTAATGTATTGACTGGGTATAGAATTGCCTGCAAAAGCCCCTGTATTAGCGGGTAAGTTGCTGTACATTCCAAACCAATCTATCTTTTTCATATCTGGGCTTGCACCACTGTATTCGCTGTGGTCACGAAGTCTACGAGAAGCAAACATTCTGGTTGTACCAGCCGGTACATAATAAGACGGAACTACCTTTAGTCGCCCTAGTCCATGATTATCTGTAATGAACTGCTCGAAGTCAGGACTAAACACAACTTTGTTGGAACTAGTTCCGAAGCCTTTCTTTGATGCTAAATGCGTATAAGAAGCAATAACACCTTCGCCGGTTTCTGGATTGTAGACTCTCAAGAAAAATCTACCACCACTCAACTGGGTACCGTTTAGCCAAATACTAGTTTCTGGATTTTCATTCACATCTATAATTCCGCCTGAAATATCAGCGTCTATAAAATTCAACTCTTGTAAATCATATCTGTGGGTCATAGTTGTTCCCATTCTAGTTACATGGAAATACAAAGACCTGTCATGAGGCTCGAATGAAGACTTGAGTGGGTTGTTGTCTGTATGGTCTTCCCAACCTTCTTTGTTGGAAGCAGGGAAAGCAAGTCTACTGTTGTATAGGATGGCAGATATATCTGAACCATCTTGGCTCAAATGCTCCCACCCGTTACTCTCCCAAGTGGGCCACATTCTTGGTCCAGCATACTCGTGGTTAAACATCTGTCTTATCTGGGTTATATTTTGAGCAGGGTGTTGTAAACCACCAGAGCCAATTGTTTCGTTTTGATAGCCCTGTATTCTATCAAACCCTGACCTAATTACTATATTGCCCGGTATCTCATCAGGATTAGGTAATCTAATCTTTAGATTTGGATTAACACCTGCACCCGCTAGGGCAGGGGCTAGTCCTTCTATCTCTCTGTCACTGATATGTCTGAAGTCCATAATCACGGTACCGAAAGGAGAGCCACCTTCTATACGATGCTCTTGACCAGTATCATCTACTACGACCATACTTTCAAACTGCTTGTGCTCGTTAGGAATCAGTAAAGCATTTCTTATTTCAAGAGGGTGTTGCTCGGCCAGTTGTGGATGTCCCAACTCTTGTGCTTGGATGATAGGGAACATGGCGGCGTTGGTTGTCTCGAAACTAAATCTAACATTACCTAGTATCTTTTCACCCACCATCTTGTAATCAGTGTCGCTACTATCTTTTCTGTTTACCCAAGGAATCATACCGAGCCCTCTAGCATTGACAGCAGGCATGGTAAGACTACCGCCATCCATTCGCTTCCAAACCACATGCTCTGGTAAAAAGTTTCTAGCCGCACTTCTTTTACTGTAATAACCGAATAGTCCGGTATTACCTTGATTGGCGCTCGATGATAGATAATGTGTTTTCCCAGTTATACCTATACATTCAGTTGCATAAGTACCTTGGTTTTCGTGGAAATTATTTTGTGAAACAGTACTCTCATCCCAGAACAAATCACCAGTAGGATATCTACAAGCGTTAGCCCTGACCATATCACCGCTTTGTATAGTACGGTGCCATTTGGAGTCGTCTGGTAGATTATTACCATTAGGGTAGTCATCAGCAGTAGTCGGCCTGAATTGACTTTTGTGAATTTGTACTTCTACATGAGGACCAGCAGTAGCAGGTCCGACATATCTGTCTTTGTTGTGAACCTTTCCAGTATCCCAAGCAATAGTACCAGCGTGAATAGATTCTCCTACACCTGCCATAGTCAACATATCACCCGTACAAGTAATACCGTCACGGTCAGCCTTAGCAACCAATGGTAGTTCGCTCTCATGACTAATCACTATTAGGTGTCTACTAGATAATCCAGTAACGCAGAAGTCAGATACAAATGCAGTCGACAAAGAGCCTTCTCCCGTTACTGGAGCAGGAGAAGAGCCAGCCAAACAAGTTTCAGCAGCGCCATAAGGATTGAAACCTAAGAAAGGATGCCAAGCACCCAAACCAGCAGCATAGGTGTTACCACCTATATCTAACGAATTGAAGTAAGAATATCTTTCTCCATGCCAGCCAACTGCACCTACTGCTTTAGTTCGGTCTACTGCGTCTACATATCCACTAAAATGAACTTGAGTCATATGGTCTCTGGCCGAATTGCCAGAATCATTATTATATCTGTGAGTACCTGCTTTAGTCCAAACATAAGCCTCGTAAGTAGTACTTCCGGCAAGACTAGTCAGTTGGCTATGGTCATGAGGGTTTCTGAAATTAGTAGAAACTCCTCCAGTAGTATCTGGATTTTTACCTAATGTTAAAGTTAGGTTAGGTGCTGAATAAGATGTTGATACATAAGGTGCGTAATAAGCCTTACTTCCGGTACTCAATCTTATCCAACCATATTCAGGTAATTTGTCAAAACTACCATTGATGACTACAGTAGCAGGGCTTCCGCCTTCTTCTTGTGAATAACTTTGAACAATTGCTGTAACCCAACCGTATCTGTCTTGCTTGTGAGCATTTTGCATAGATGGCATAAATGTACCACCCATAGCCTTGAGCGGGTCTGTACCGGGGAATGTATTAATCGACGCACTAATAATAGTAGCCAATTCTTCTGCATTCTGAACACGAGTTGCATCAACTATGACTATATTGTCAGTTACCGATTGGTTGGTAGGTGTACCTCCATAGTAACCTAAGTAAGCCTTTGCTAACAAACCACAAGGTCTGAAAACTGTAGGATTCTTAGCAGCCCCGCTACCATTAGCAATTCTACCAGCAGTACCAGTAGGGTGGTCAGGGTTTTTACTTACATGGTTATCTAAGAAATGACCACCCGGATGATATCCACCATCCATGTGCCAAACAGCAGCAGACCGCCTAGTTTTAGGGAAATTAGAGCCACCTATCGTATTTGCAGCACCACCAGCAATTGCTACAGGGACATGATTAAACGGATGGAAATGTTTGGGTAATACTCTACCAACTACTTGACTTGCTCCACTACCTTCGTAATAGAAAGCCTTTATATTTGTTTGGTCGTAACTTTTAGTAGCACTTGCATCTTCTGACGGGAATCCTTTGGTAGGTTGCCAATTCATAACATAGTTAAACGCAGCCTCGTTGTTTTTCTGGAAGAAAGTAGTCATAGGTAAGTGAGCATAAGCACTACCCCTGTTGAAACCACTGTGTTCAGTCAAATCACCGTTAGCCAGTTGATTTGGTAAGAATGTATCTTTAGTCGCATCGTTATTGTAGTGAATAGGCACTGCGCTGTAGCCGTTACCTGTCGTGACTATATCAGCACCCTGTGGCTCATGTGTTGCTATATTGTGTGGGAAAGCCTGACCCGGACCAAATATCATGTAAGTGGTTTGGTTGTTTGAATTTCCTGACGAACTATATCTAGCGTGAGGGTGAGCAAATCTAAGAACTATTGGACTAGGTATGTTTACACTGACTGTGTTTGTACCGTCAGTATAATCTATTCCTGTCACTTTACTGTTAGCACCCTTAGCCATGTCGAAGGTAAGTATAGCATCTTGGTTAAAGAAAGGAGGATGATTCTGACCTTTGTGTTGGTCAAGATAAGGTGTACCGGGAAACATAGCCAACATAGCATTGGTATCGAGTAGTGCGTAAGAGCCAGCCACCTCTCCTATATTCTGCATACCAGCACTACCTGTCGGACCAGAAGAATACGGGTGGGTATAGAATTCACCGTAATCGTTTTGCGTACCGTCGTTTATGTCGACAACCGCACCGCTAAATCCACCACCGAAGTAGAGAGGCACCCAGTGGTCTGGGCTATCTCTACCACCACGGAAGTAAAGGAATGGGCTAGATTGTTTACTACCTGCTCTTCTGACACCATCTGTACTAATATCAGTATAAGCACTAGAAGTCCTTTTCCACAATATATCTCCAGCCGCAGGGTTAGGGAAATCAGAACTTTTGCTGCTAATAGTTACAATTTCTTCTGGGTCAGCAACACCAGCCTTACTTCTTACTAATGCCCAGTTGTTATTACTATGCCAAATAGTAAAAGGCTCACCCCAACTATTAGCAGTATCACTGGCAGGCTTTCCTAGAAGAGCCCAAGACTCGCCTGTTGCTACACTTATATCGGGGTTTGAAAAAGAGTGTACTTCTATACAGGGTGAATCGACTCTCGGTATAATGTGGTCACCTGCTACATCAGTGAAGTTTTCACCTCTTAGGTTTCTTTGCCAGATTGTAGTATCGACTATGTTGTTTTGGCTATCGACTAGTACAGGAGTGGCCGTATTTGCATTCGCTCCTCTGTATTTGGTCGTAATTTGAAGTATAGTAGAAGGTATGTAACCAATATCTAAACGAGTACCTGTATCCATTTCTCCTGTAGATAAACCACCAGTGTGCTTATTGCTTACCACAGCATCAGTCGAAGCACCGTCAAGTAAACCAAAGTCTTTGGTTCTGTCTACTTCAAACAACTTACTTAGAGGCGTTTTGTTGTCAGCCATTGTCTTTATTCTAATAGCAGTAGGACTGACACCCCATTCGCCTAATGTTTTTCCATCAGGAGCAAACATATGAGTACAGTCGAAACTAGATGCTTCTACACCTTCTTGCTCAGAGTTTGACGAATTAATAGCATACTCTACAGCAGCGGCTATTACTTCGTCTGTTAGTAAACAAGTAAAATTAACTCTAGGGCTAATAAACCAATCACCATTACTGTGACTGCTAGAACCACCAACAACTCCAAAGAACTTGTGAGTACCGCTGTAATTGTTGTGTGTCCTACTGGTATAGTAGAAATTCAGACCTTGGACACCACTTTGTGTAGAAAGTTGGAACATACCGCTTTCTGGGAAGCCAAGATAACCTAGTATGTCTGGATGAGTTTGCATTACTGCTGGTGCACTTGTGTCGTAGGGAGCATCGAGTACTACTGTCATTGTACTACTTGAATAAGTTGTAGCAACCTTTACCCCGACAATTGGAGCAGGATAGTTGTTCCAAAGATTACCTTTTAATGTTTTAAGAGTCCCGCCGGTTTTTTCTCCGCACACTTCACCAGTGCCTACCATGTTTCTACCAACAGTAAAACCACCTTGACCAACATCCCTGTCATCAAAATGAATGACAACTTCTTCATCTAATGTAGGTGGTAAGTAGGTATTGTCGTTAGAGAAACTCTCACCAAACTGTCTGTAAACAAAACGAATAGTGTGGTTATCGCCTCTGTGGTCAACCATCCTTATCCCATAAAGCGGTGACTTGCCAATATTCTGCTTCTTCATATCATCCTGTGGTATGTAACCATCAGCCGTACCAACAGTAGTTTCAGTCATTGGTCTGGCTGCGTTAGAAGCATTACCATATTTAGTTCGGAAATTAGCCTGTGAGCCGTCATTATCATAGCCCCATTTACTTACATCTGGTGCCCAGCCGGGTACACCCGCTTGGGTTAAGCCACCGAAGTTAATTCTGGCTTTTGCTCTAGTACCTACCCTTAATCCATCTACTAAAGTAGAAGCAGGGCTTTTAGTTTCAAATGATTCGTTAAGTAAAGTATTACTGTTCCTACCGCTGACTAATTCTATATTAGCATCGGCTAATATCCCCGGACCAGTTATACCGTCTGCCCCTAGATTGAGATTATTTATGAAAGGGTCACTGGGGTTTTCTGGAGGTAGATGCTCTTTGAGTGTAGTAATAGGAGCAAATGGTCTACCGAATCTGTTGATAGGCATAGGGGCTGGGTGCATGTTTTCACCAGTTACCTCATCAGGTTGACACCAGTAGTTTCTAAATCTACCACCATGGCCAATAAGGAACTGAGGTCTGTAAGGGCTCTGTGCCTTACTACTGTCTAACCAAGTACAGAAGTTACGACCAGCAGCACCCGGAATAGTAGAGTGTATTACTATAGAAAAACCCGGATTGTCTTCCGAGTCAAGCACTACTCTTCCTAGATGCGCTCTTACATAACCCATGTGAGTACCACGGTCATGGCTAGAGAAAGCCTTACTTGTATCCCAAAACGGAGCAGGGTCGTGAGTAGAAGCAGTTGCTGCGAAGTCGGCATGAAGATGAGTGGCAGCAGGGTCTATGTTACTAGCGTAAGCATTTGATTTAGGACCGGGGCTGGTCAAATCAAACTTTGAACCGTCACCTAAGAATTGGTCGTTAGGTCTACGAGCGTGTGTCTTACCGTTTTTGGCACCGGCTTGGTTGATTAGTCTAACCACTTCTCTAGCAGCAGACTCTATGTTGGTCACACCATCTTTCAAGGCTACTTCTCCTAAATCAATACTAAGTCTTCTAACGAAGTCCATTTGGTTCCAATGGTTTAGATATTGTAATCGAGTTTCATCGTGAGATGTCAAATCAAGAGTGGTGTTCCTTATACCCTTCATAGCCAAGAAAGCAGGTATTACTCTAGTACCGTCAGGTGTATCAAAGAAAGTAGATGATTCTCTACTAGTCGAATCTATTATCCGGTGGTCAGTAATTGAATCACTAGCGGATGCTACGGCTGGATTAGTTCTAGCACTGTAACTATCTCTGGCTATCCTACCTAAACCACCTACATTATGTTCGGATAAGCCACCAGTTACACTTTTATTAACATCAGAAGCATGTGCGTAACTGGCTTCTATAAAATCTGATTTTTCTGTAGCAAGTAGTAATTTACTTTGACTAGGGAAACCTGCTGCTACATCCAGTTGAGAACCTGAACCAGTAACTGAACTTACTATAGTACCGGCTTCCGTATTAGTCAACTCTGAACCTACTTTAGCAGCAGCAGGGCTAGATTGTACTTGCATATGTAAATCTTGGAATGCAATGAACTCACGGTCATGACCTACATCGTATAGCAGTATTCTAACAAAGTCATCAGTACATTGGTAAGGGTCTAGGTAAGCAACTACTGGTACAACTGCGTCACCGTCTAAAGCCTCATAATTTAGTCCAATCGTTTTGTTGATATGTTGAACTAGATTCTTAGCGGTTTCTATACAAGTATTACCAATCAAGAAGTTCTCTAAAGGTATGCTATCTCTAGGATTGTTGTTAAGCGTGCCTTCTCCACCGTTAAAGCCAGTCCATACTTCTGCTTCGTTTAGCGTTCCCCGACTCTTACAAAACAAACCTTCGATAGCATGAGGATTAGTATAGTGCATGTTCATCCATACAGTGTCACCTTGTCTTAGACCGCCGGGACAATAAGGGTGTGCCCAAGCCCTATTGAGGAATGTTTCTAACACTTGAGGATATACGGTGGTTCCGGGTATAACATGCAGGTCTTCGACATATATTTCGTCACCTACTGAGGGTGTAAATCCACTATCAGGACTAACAATTGTCAATACATTACCTGTCCTGTTATCGTAAAATCCACGATTGACTGTTCCGCTTCCGTTCCTAAATGCAACTCTAAATTTGTAACTAGTATTAGGAGAACTGATAGGAAATAAACTAGCATCGTCTAGGGTCAGGGATGTGGCAGGGCTTCCGGTTACAGCAACAACTGATGCTCTGGGCCTTTTACTGACTACTTTGGG